GCCAGAGTTCAGGAGTGTGTGGATTTCTATTTCCCTCTATGCGCTTCATGGTTCGGTTTACCCGATAATCTAAAAACTAGAACAGATCAACAAAAATATAGAATCCGTGGTGGAACTAATGATGAGATGCGTCAAATATGGCTGAGCAGAGTTGTTCCCTATAGTGAAAGCGTCGGCATAAAGATTCCGGCACACTATGATACCGAACTTGGTAAATTTGTTCTTGATTACGAGGCACCTATTCGATTGGATGAAGAAACAAGAACTTGGGATTATAATGATACCATGAGTTGGGAGGAGCAACTAAAAATATGGAAGAAGGGTAGTAAGCACAAAGTTCCTAGCATCACTGACGTTCAAACTGAAACATGGGGTTCGGAACTCTGGTAATGACGATTCTCGACGAAATAGAGGAAGAGGTTAAATGCCCATCATGCGGTGCTGAGTTCGTCATAAAGTATGATACTCAATATGTGGAGGATTCTCCAGAGTGGTGCCCTTTTTGCGGTGCCGAAATAGAGGACGAAGAGGATGAATATATAGAAGAGGATGAAGATGACGAAGAGATGTGATGTACGACAATCCTTGGACATTCGAGGGAAAGGTTTTCGAAACTGAAGATATAAATGGTTTCTTTGGTTTCGTTTATGTTATCACAAGTCTTATAGATGATAAAAAATATATCGGGAGAAAATATTTTTATTCCTTTCGTAAAAAGAAAGGATCCAAACGTCGTCAAAAAAGTGAGTCCGA